TCGTGCAACGCTCTCGTCCCTGCTGAGAAGGGTATGTCTGGTCAGCAAGCGGGTAGCCTGTATTCTTATGTGCGTAGATACAGCCTTGCTTCCATTGCTGGAGTTGCAACTGATGATGATGATGCGGAATCCGACCGAGTGGTTAAGACTGCTCCTAAGAAGGAATACATCACGCCTGTTAGCAAGCCGACTGCTTCTGGAACAAAGTTCATTCCGAACCCCTCTGCCAAGCCCACCGTTGGAGGCGAAGCCCTTACTCCTTTTGGAGACCTCAAGGGAACTCCCCTCGCTCAACTCCCGATGAAGTCTGCTGACCGTAGCGTCAAGTTCGGTGACTTGAACTACTTTGCTAATGTCTGGAAGCCCAAGCCGTTTGGTGACAACACCGAAATCAGCCCCCGTGACCTCCGTGTCAAGGCTGAGGCAGAACGCCTATGGGCTATTGCCAACGGTGACATCGAAGCCCCGACTGCAACCCAAGACGAAGTTCCGTTCTAATCTTTAACCTACAAATTATATGAACCTAGAAGCCAAGCAGTATCTAAATACTAACTACATCATCCTCAGCGATGGTCGTGTTGCCCGTCTCCTCAAGCCTACGAAGATTCACCAGCAGACCTACATCAACTTCATTATCGACAAGAAGATGAAGCGGGTGAACACGCAGGAACTGACGAAGATGTTTGCAGAGGCAGACCAGAATGGCGTACAGTATTAAGTCCCACGGGCTTTCCTACCTACGCCACGCTATCTCGCACAGAAACAAGAAACTGAATTACATCAGTCTCCCTGTGGATAAAGCACAAGAAATCCTAGACGCATCCAACGGCTTCCAACCCACGCAGGGAGAGTATACTCTTAGGAGTAACTCCCTCAAGGGTGCGGCTGTGGTGCTGGCTATGGATGCCAAGGAACTCCTTGAGCGTTTGAACAGCCCCACGCCCACCAAGATTCTCAATGACTTGGCTGAGGCTCGTTGCAAGATTAAGGAACTCCAAGACGCAGGTGACAACCTTGTTGACGGAAAGTTAAACCAAGAATCCATCAGAGCGTGGGTACGAACCAAATCTCTATGACATCCCTAGACGCATACCGAATCGCCTTAGTGGAAGGGCTTACCGCTAAACAGGCGGGTGCTAAGTTCAATCTTAATTACACATCTATTGCTAATTGCAAGAACAGGTACGGGCTTCCCTCCCTCAAGAACGAGTGGGATGCTGGCTACGAAAAGCAGTTAGAAAAACTCACAGACATCCAGTTGCTCACATATTATAATCTGCTTCTTATCCCAAAGAACAAAAGGTCAGCCCGTGAGTTCAATGTGTGTAAGATGTTAATTGAAAAGCGTAGGCTATGCACAAACTAAGCGAGTATGCAAAACACTTACTCTCACTCCCGAACGCTCAAAGACCTAGCGGCAAACAACATCTGCCCAAGCGAACTGGAAGTGTATTGGCAGGAAAGAACCAGACAGGGTGGGAGATTGCCGTCACAAAGTCTTTTGGTAATGCCAACAGAAACCGCTGGGCAATCCTCTTTGCAAAACCTCTGAACAAATGGACACCCCATCCGTAGTCTTTTACGAACACGATATCAACGACTCACAAGTAAGGAGTCTTTCCAAAGGCGTACTGAACCTAGGCAACGAGTGCCGTGCCTTGGCACAGGAAAACGCACGCCTAAAGGCAGAGGTAGAGGTTCTCAAGGGCAGGGTTAACTACTGGAAGATTGAGGCTGAGTGCGACCACGGACGCTGGTTGCGTTGCCTTGAAGACCTTGAACACCTTCGTAACTTAAAATGATTCACGAATTCCGCAACCCCATCCCTGTCAGCACCGACATCGGTTACGGCTGGCTGATGTATGTGCGGGATGGTGGCACTTGGTCTAACGATATTTTTGCTATCGTACTAGAGCAGGACGGAGTCATCCGTCATATGCGTACCGACCAATTTAAGATTCTCCAGAACCCAACATTCGACATCCAAAATAAACCCAATGTTCAATAACGATAACAAATTTGATTTTGATTTACAGTATGGTCAAGCGGGAGAACGCTGGCTTCGATGGCTAGGCACAGACCAAGCCAAGGTCGAGGTCAAGACAGAGCGTGACATCTGGATGACAACCAAGAACGCTGTGTTTGAATTTCGTTCAAGAGGTCAGCCGTCTGGTATCTGTTCAACCCACGCTGATTATTGGTCGCATATCTTTATGGAGAAAGACCAAGCGGTAATGGTATTTACATTTCGTGTGATTGAGTTAAGGGATTTCTTAACACTAGTGTACGAGAACCCTTCAAAGTATGGTGCTGAAATTGTTTTGGGTGGAGACATCGACCCAGTCACTAAAGAAAAAACTTCTGGCTTAATCAAGTTGCCTATTTCCCAATTGTATAAAGTGTCAAATCCTTATGTCTAAACTAATTAAGTTTGTAGCCGTGGGGGACAACCACGGAGACCACATTGACGAGGATGTTGCCAAGCAGTTTTTCAAATTCCTAAAATGGTTTGACCCAGACGAGGTCATCCACCTAGGCGATAACTTTGACTTCCGTAGCATCCGTAGGGGTGCTGGACGCAAGGAAGAAGACGAGTCTCTGGTTGCCGATGTCAAGGCTGGCAAAGAATTCATCACCCGTGTTCAGCCCTCTATTTTCTTAAACGGGAATCACGATGACCGCCTAGACCAGATTATCAATGGCTCTACCAGCGGGATGTTAGTAGACTACTGCCACGACCTCAAAAGTGACATCAAGAGCCACCTCAAGAAGAATGGTTGCAAGAAGATTTACGATTACCACGCAGAGCAAGGCGTACACAGATTAGGAAAAGTTGCCTTTGTCCACGGCTATACCTGTGGTGTCCGTGCCGTGGAGGAACACGCTATCCATTACGCAGAGCCTCAAGGGGCTGTCATTATGGGACACCTGCACTCTATCCAGCAGGTCAACGCCCGCAAGCACGGGGGGGCTGTAGGCTTCTCTGGCGGTTGCCTATGTGGGAAGTCTCCCGACTACGCAAAGAACCGCCTAGCGACCAGCAAGTGGGGTAGCGGGTGGACTTATGGGTTTACCCAAGGCAATGATTGGAAGGTGTGGCAAGCCCACCGTGTAGGTAAAGAGTTTATCTATTCTATCAAGGGACTATGAACTCCATTAAACTTAAAGAACTAGAAGACATTTTTCTAAACAGGGGAATTGTTAAACCGCCTAAAGGATTCTTTACACGGGCTAAGTATTCAAAAGCGTGGGGAGTTACAGAACAAACTGCGAATAGAAAACTTAAAAGATTTGTTGCCTCTGGTTTAGTTGAGTTAAAATATTTCAAGGTTAGGTCTGGACAAGTTGTCAGACCCATCCCTCACTACCGAATTAAATGAAGTCCGATAACGAAAAACTAGAAGAGTTCCTTGCCGACCTAGACGATGGCATTGTCATCGCTGACGGACTTGCTCACGCCTTCATTGGACTTACTGCCACCCCTAAAGGTGTAGTGGCTGTTTACTCTACGGAGCGTATCATCTCTAACCTAATGGAAAACGATGCTATGGACTTTGAGACGGCTGAGGAGCATATGTACCAAAACATCATTGGACTGAATGTTGGTCAGCGGACTCCTGTTTTTGTGGATGTAATCCCAGAGGAGTTCTGGAAATGAAACTGCTACCCTACTTGGTCGGGGTTGTCCTTGGATATGTCCTTGGAGTTATTCTTATTGCTCTTCACGATAGCGTACACGATGCTGATAGCCGTGACTCCAATCGAGCCACCTGCTATCCAAGTGAACCAAGTGGAATCAAAAATCCAAGCGGAAGCCATAGCCAGCATACCCCCAGCCATAACAATGCCAGCGGACTTTTTGAAGGGTGTAAATGCAAGTGCCAGCAAGCCAGCGGTAAACAGCCCTAGCCCAGCGGTGCTGAACTGCCACAAGACCTTTTGTTTGAACTCACCGTCAGCCCTAGCGTGAGCCTCCTGTATCTCCCAGTCCTTCTGCTCTACCATAGCGTACAGGGCTGAGGTCTCAGCGTCTACCTTAGCCGCTTGGTCTTTGTCTTTCTGGACTGCTCCAGAATCGTTCTGCTTGATAATCCTAGCGTACTCTTCAGTCTTTGCAACTGTCGGTTTAGAAACGCCAGACAAGCGGGTAACTTGTGCTTCAACCAATCCACGCACATTTCCTTGAGCGAGATTAGGAACAACCGCTGTGAGGGCAGAGGCTGAGTCTGAGACAACGGCTTCGACTTTCGTAATGTAGGTGTCTTTTTCGGGGTTCTTGGTTTCATTAAGGACAGCAGGAAGCGAAGGCTTAGAGCCAATGCAACCACAAAGTAACAGGGCAGGGATTAGGAATCTCATTTGGTTTTTTCTAGGAACTTGCGTCTAGCCCAGTTGAATACCTCTGGAGCAATAGAGCCAGAGATACTGCACAGAACGCTTTTGTAGAAAGGGTCTATGTCAGCGTTAGCAAGGGAGAAGTAGCAGACCACCCCAACGATAGCACCAGCCAGAACCATCCTAGACCACCGCATAATTTCGTACTTCTCGTCAGTAAGTATAAGCCTAGCAAGCATCCCAAGAGCACCAAGGACAGCAAACAGCCAGCCTGTCTTCTTGAATTCTTCTGCGATGACATCGAGGGACTGNGGGTCTTGNCTCATCGCTTAGGGATTTCCTTGTAGATACGCTTCTTAGCCTGTTCCTCGTCNGTGTAGACACCGATGATAGCCTTAGAGGGATTGTAGACTCTGAACTTATTGTTGGCTAACATGATGACATAGCCTCTGGCGTTACGCATGATGCGACCCGTGGCAGACTGCTCAGACTT